TAGTGACCAGTGCTGTAGCAGGATATGCTATTGTAGATAATGATCCGCGAGTAGGCGCCGTTATTGGTAAAGCAGTGGGTACAAAAACTGATGACGGCTACGGTATTGTCGAAGTAGTTGTAGGGAGAGTATAATGGCAAAACAGATTATAAACATTGGTAGTAGTGCAAACAAAGGTGACGGAGATCCTCTACGTACAGCGTTTGACAAAGTCAATGATAATTTTACAGAAGTATATACCGGCCCTACTCAATACACACAAGAAGAAATAGATGCATTAACTCCTACAACAGGGATGCTGATATATAATATCACAACTGGAAAATTTCAGGGATATGCAGCAGACAGCGGTGATAGTACAGCCGACTGGGTAGATCTACACTAAATATACAAACAATAGGATTTAACAAATGGCAAACAGATATCCACTGATTCTTGATACGGATGATAACAATAGACTAAAAGAACTTCCTAATGGGGACAGTTTAAATTTAACTGGAAATGCTATTGTTGGTGTTAGTAACATCAGTATCACTGGCGAATTAACATTAACAAGTACTGGTATAATCAACATCAATGGCGGAATTGGATCTACTCTTGCAATTGGCGGGACCAGTGCGTTGTCTTTGAGAAGCAGTAGTAATATTGATTTACAAGCATCAGTTATTCCAAATGTAAGTGGATCGTATGATATTGGAAGTAATGCAGCAAGATTCAGTAGTGGTTATTTTAATAATACTGTTACAAGTGCAGATTTTGCCACAAATGCATCTGATAGTACATTCACGTTAGTTGGTGGATTAAACATTGTTCCAGGCAGTACAACTGATATTGTTAAAATAACCGGAGGCGGATTGGGCATTCCGTCAACTACAACTACAGATAGAAATAACTTGCCAGTGCTGCAACCAGGGTACATGATTCATAACAGCACAACAAATGCATATCAAGCGTATGTAGGCACAGGAGCCCAAGACGTAGGGCCCGGATGGATCAATTTATCAGTTACATACGGTGATGAACCCATATCGCCGTATCCTGGTATGCTAGCTGTTGCATCAGGAAATACTTGGGATCCAAAAGGAACAGGCGCCGAAGCATTTATGGTTTATCTCAATGCTGCTTGGGTAGTAGTAGCATAACGCCATAAATATTAAAAACGGAGAACAACATGGCAATACAAAACATTAATGTCGGCTCAGCAGCAAATGATGGAACTGGCGATGATCTACGCGAAGCATTTATCAAAATCAATCAAAACTTTCAGGAGATCGACAGCACAGTTATCATACCTAATGCTGTAAATTTAGGATCAGCAGGATCAGAAATTTTTGCTAGTGTTGCTCAGGACGGGACCCTTGAGTTTAGACGATTGGTTGCAGGTAATAATATTTCATTAATACAGTTCGACAACACTATCACAATCAATTCTACTGCTACTGGCAGCAGCTTTATAATCAGCGGAGACAGCGGTAGTATGTTGGCCGGCGACGGCGTAAATATCAGTATTCGAGGAAGTGATGCTGTTTCTGTACAAGCCGATGAAAATACAAAAACAATTACAATAACCAGTAATTTAGCACAAGATACATCTCCAGTATTGTCTACAACACTTGATGCAGACAATAATAGTATTATTGGTGTAGATAACCTCGGTGCCATTGGTGTGTCTACCACAAATCTAGCATTAACAAATATCAATAGTTATAACTATCAAGAACGCATTGGAAGATATGTCGAAGGATTTGACATGGGCGGCGTAACAGTTGAAATAAACAGTATTCTTGATTTTATTATAGAGCAAACTGGTGTTGATTTTGGGTCAGTTCAATCTCCTTCATCTACTCCTGTGGATCTCGGCAGTATTGTGTAAGGAGAAAATATGTTACCACAATGGGCAGTACCAAACAACACATCGCTCGGAGTACTCCAAGAAAAAACACAGGTGCAAATTTCACTCCCGCTTGTAAGTACGTCAGGTGTTTCTACAACAATAATAAGTGGAAGTTTACCAGCTGGGTTGAGATTGGTTGATAATACTGTTATAGGAACTCCGTTTGAAGTTGCAAGACCGGTTGCTAGTAAATTTGTTGTTAGAGCATCTACCACCGAAGGCATATTAGACAGAACATTTGATTTAATAGTAGAAGGTGCAGATCAACCAGTTTGGGTTACCAACGAAGGAAGACTTCCTGTTGGACCCAACGGTGTATACTTTATTTTAGACAGCAGCTTAATCAATTTTCAATTGTTTGCAACTGACAATGACTTGCCTGCTGGTGATATATTAGAATACTACATTGCAGACGGCGACGGCGAATTGCCTCCTGGTCTTACTCTTACTGAATCAGGAAAGATCGTAGGACAATTAGAACCGTTGTTGAGTTTCGAATTTAATATCAGCGACGGCGGCTTTGACAGCGATGTGTTTGCAAGAACTCCGTATGATTTTAGTATTCCTTCTAGCAACGGATTAGACACATACTTTTACGATGCAACAACTTATGATTTTAGTATACCGACTAGACGACCTAAAAAATTAAATAGATTATACGAATTTTATGTAACTGCTTCTGATAATGTAAGTAGTACAAGACGTGGATTTCAAATTTATGTAGTAGGTGACGACTTTGTAAGAAGTGACAACACTCTTATGCAAGCTGCCGATGGTGTGTTTACTGCGGATGCAACTTATTTAAGAAATCCGTACTGGTTAACAGATTCTGATCTTGGACTTAGAAGAGCAAACAATTACACAACAATATTTTTAGAAACATTGGATCAAAATCTCACAAGTGGAGTTATTCGATATCTGCTGGAACCGATCAACACAGACGGATCGATCAGTGAGTTGCCACCTGGCTTAATATTAGATGAATCAACTGGAGAACTTGCAGGCATTATTCCTTATCAGCCAGCAGTTACCAAAGAATACAAGTTTACTGTAAATGCAATACGCAACGATACTGACATGGGTATTGTTACTGTTTTTGGTACGTTTTATGAAGACGTGATGTCAGGCAGTGTGGGCATAAAAATTGCTAAGTTACCACGTACTATTACCGATGGACTAGACGATCTACAAAGTTTAGTTGGAAGAGAAATACCCATAGAAGGTAGATATTATACTGTCCAAAGCGTAGATGGAATCAATGAAGAATATGATATAATCTACTTATCCTCTGCTCTTGTTCCAATGTTCAACCGATCTCCGTTGACATTGATTGAAGATGCCAATGCTGGCAGCGATCATTTCTTTGTGTCGCCGCTGCCTAATAACGATGTTACATTTTATATAGGAAAAACATTATCATTTAGTAATACAGAATTGCATAAAATTCAAAGTATCTTTGATTACATAGAGTATCGTATTACTATTGAAGATAGTTCTAGTAGTATAGAATTAAACACAAGTATCACAGGATCTGTAGGATCTGTAACAGATACATTAGAAAGTTTTCTAGCGTTTAATAGTTATCCAGCATATATCGATGCAGTAACAGGTATTAACGGCATAGTTGAAATAATTATGCACATACCGTCAACTGCACAAACTCGCAATACAAATTATATTAAATCGTTGTTTCATACCAGCGACAGTGCAGAAGTAATAGTTGAATTGTTGCTACAAGATCAGCGAGTTAAACTAGATGCAGTATTAGCAAGAAATCTTAATCAATCAAGACAACTTAGTTTTGGTGGCGTAACAGGAACATTCTTTAGTAAAAGTTTTCCGCAAGCCGAAATTGATATCATTGAAAAACCTCGTACTTTTACATTAAAACTTCTAGGCGAAGTAGACAGTGCAATAACATGGATATCTTCTGCTGAATTAGGAACATTGGCTGCTAATAGATTAAGTACTCTTAGTGTACAAGCAATCACTTCGTTGCCTGATGCTGTTGTAAAATATTATATAACTGCGGGTTCGTTGCCGCCTGGACTAATTTTTAAAGATAACGGAGAAATAATTGGAAAAGTTCCTGTGTTTGGAACTGATGATGCGCTGGGTCTAACTTTCTTCGACAACGGCGCGACAACATTTGATGGCGCAACAACTTCACTTGACAGAGTATATACATTTACAGTTCTTGCAAGAGACCGGTTTGGTTATAGTGCGATCAGCAGAACATTTACATTGGTTATCGACGATGATGATAGTTTAACATATAGCAATATTTATATGAAGCCGTTTTTAAAGCCTGCTGAAAAGTCATTGTACTTGAATATTGTAAACGATTCAAAACTTATAGATCCAAAAATTATCTATAGACCAAATGATCCAAACTTTGGAGTGCAAAGAGATCTCAAAACATTGGTATATGCCGGAATACAAACACAGAATATAAGTTCTTTTGTAAGTGCTGCTGCAAAGAATCATAAAAGAAAACGCTATAACATCGGCGAACTTAAAACTGCGGTTGCAAAAGCAGAAGGTTCGAATGAAATAATATACGAAGTTGTATACTTGGAATTAAAAGATCCTGCAAGACCAATAGCAGGAAAAACACAAACTGCATTTAGAATTTTAAATAATAGTAACCGTATTACCGCAGATAGTATAAAATACGAACCAAAAGACGACATTTTTGCTGTAAGAGATGGTAGTGTAATTATTCCATTGAGTGCAGCAGATGGTACAATAATTAATTTAAGTTTGTTTGGTAGTACTTTAACTGTGCAAACTCGTAGCGGATCAGTGGAACAAGTGTACAGCACCGGAGGAAATATAGAAATACTTTTAAGAAATAACGAAGTTATATCTCTAAGTGCAACAATTATAGACAGCATTAACGGTGCCGGAGCGCCGTGGCGCTGGAGACCAAAAGGCAATACTGTTACAACTGACAGCGATGCAATACAAGTAGATCAAAACAGCAATACTAAAAGGTATATCAGTAACATTGATAATATGCGGGATCGTATAAAAACTATGCAGCTAGACGATAGTACAAGAGCTGCATCCAGCAGAGACTTTTTGCCTTTGTGGATGAGAACACCTCAAGCAGGAAGTTTGGCAGATTTAGATTATGTGTTTGCAGTGCCAGTTGTTTACACATTACCTGGAAATAGCGAAACAGTTAAAACTAATTTGCTCAACAACGGATTCGACTTTAACACAATCAACTATGATATAGATAGATATATAGTAGATACTACAACTGGTAACAGCAATGAACAATATGTATTGTTCGCAAATTATCAATTCAACATTTAATTAACATAAATAGTAATGTTAAAAGGAAAAAAAGATGGCAAGTAATATTACAACAACAAATTTAGATGAAAACTTTCCAGTAGCTGGACGTGATAATGACAGTCAGGGATTTCGAGACAATTTTTTCAATATCAAACAAAACTTAGATTTTGCTAAGACCGAAATAGATGATCTACAAGGAAATGTTGTTCGTATAGATCAAAGCAGCGACTTTGATGGCAACACCATCAGTGGTGCAGTATTACTCGATACTAGACTGAAAATAAATACTACTTATTCTACTGGGGTAATTGCAGACCAAACTGTACTCTGGATTAGCGGGCATGTGCATGTAATTAGAGCCGATAATGATATTGAGCTTACCCTCAGTAACTGGCCGACTGACAGCAACTATGCTAATATGAAATTAATAATAACTGCTGACGGAACTACTAGGCTGGTTACTATCAGTAGCCAAGGTGGCGGCAACATAAAGACAGATGGTAACGCTGCATGGACCAGTAATATTTTGGAAATAACTTCGGCAACTGCACCTGTTATTGTTGAAGCATTTTCTTATGATGGCGGCGTGACCGTTTATCTAAGATATTTAGGACAGTTTAGCTAATGCATCCTACTCTAGCTGATATAACGTCGTTGAGTGATCCTCAAATTGAACAAAAAATTCAAAAATTAAACAGTGTGTATTTCATTACAGAAAATGAGGATGTAAGACATCAAATTATTCTGTTGCTGGATACATATAGATTAGAGTTAGATGAACGCAGAGTTCGTGCTAGATTAAAACAACAACAAAACGGCAACAATGGACTTGACAACTTAATAAAAATAAGTTAACATACACTTATGTTATTAAAAACTGACAGTCTTGGAATTCCCCGATTCTCTAATCGTGATCTGATAGATATGATCTATAGTGGCAACATTGATAAATGCCACGTAGTTCTCTGCGATCCTAGTGATGATGTAGAACAGTTCAACTGTGCTATGGAAGCACAAGGTTTTGACACGCTGCAAAAGTATATTCCTTTAGATGTAGATCAAAAGACGTTTGACGGTGTGTGCCAATCAGAGTGGTTTATGCCTGACGAATACAAGCGGATTGACGTAGATGATTGGTGTATGCGCAAAATAATGAAGATGAAAAATGCTACTAATTCAATGTCTGTACTTTATCCAATAGAATATGAGCGAGCATACGAAGAACTCGCAGCGTTTGACGAACGCGATATGTACAATCTGCTACGCTATATGATCTATCTCGTAGACTTTATGCGTGAGAACAACATTGTATGGGGTGTAGGTAGAGGATCAAGTGTTGCTAGTTATGTGCTATACTTAATAGGTGTACACAAAATAGATAGTATGAAATACAGTTTAGACTGGCGAGAATTTTTAAGAGACTAAATATTCAATACAAGGAGATACTAAATGGCAATGAAAAGCAAGGGTCGTAAGATCTATAAAACAGCAAACGGTAAAAACGTTGATTTAGATCTCTTGATTTCACGCAACGAGTTGACTCCGGCAGTAGGAAATGCAAGAGTAAACGCCCGAGGCGACGAGTTAGGACCTGGTGGAAAGATCATTAGAAAAAGAGAAGATGTTCTCAAAGACTATTATGAACAATCAACTGGCGTTAAGGACGAATCAGTCAAGAGAGAAACTGCACCTGTAAGACAACCAAGTGGTGCAACAGCAGACGAAGTTGCTGATTGGGAAGAAGACGAAGACGGAAATTTTATTAGAAAAGGTAAGTGATGTCTCACAATTTAAAAATAGTAAATCGCACTTTAAAAGCTATTGGTAGCAAAGTGATTGTAAGTGATATGCACTTTGGCGAACAAACTACTGCACGCGGCCTTATTTTAAGAGACGACAATGGCACTGGTCGCGGAATTTATCCGCGATGGGGCAAGGTCTATGATAAAGGGCCTACAAACAACGATCCGTATAATATCGGAGACTGGATACTAGTTGAGCACGGTAGATGGACACGTGGTATTAATGTAAACAACGGATCTGGTGAAATAGAAGTGCGGATGGTAGAAAACGAAAGTATTTTAATGTGGTCGGATACAAAACCAGAAAGTACTATGATCGGAAAAGAATACAAAGATGGCGAAGGATTTACAGTTGATCCTAGTTCATTTGTCAATCAATAAGGTATAATATGATAAATCCATTTAAAGATATTGACACGTTTGCAACGGCGTGTGACCAGCCTCCCAGTGAAGAAAATTATGCTATGTATATCGATCTCATCGATGAAGAACATAATGTAGAACTTAAAGAAGCATTGGCTAACAATGACCGAGTAGAACAACTAGATGCGCTAATAGATATTTTAGTTGTTACTATGGGTGCTATTCGAGCAGGCGGCTTTGACGGAGAAGGTGCTTGGGAAGAAGTAATGCGTACTAACTTTGCCAAGATTGATCCAGTTACTGGTAAAGTAATCAAACGTGCAGACGGGAAAGTACTAAAACCGTCAAATTGGGTTCCACCTAACTTAGTGCCATTTGTTAAATAAACTAGTTGACTCCTTGTGAGGATTGTGTTATTATAAACATAATTCAAACAAGGAGTTTTCTTTTGGCTACACATGGCATGATCGACCTTGAAACACTAGATGTGTTTCCTACTGCAACTGTACTTTCTCTTGGTGCAGTTAAATTTGATCCAACTACTGACGCAGAACCGCACTCAGAACTTTATCTTAAAATTTGTATTGACGACCAAGATCAATTAGGTCGTACATCAAGCGACAGCACTATCGAATGGTGGGGACGCCAAGATCCTAAAGCAATGGAAGAAGCCTTTGATCAAACAGGTGCTGTTACTGTTGAACAAGCACTAAAACAACTCAACAAATGGGTTGTAGGTGTTGATGAGATTTGGGGGCAAGGATACGGGTTTGACATTACAATCCTTGAAAATATGTATCGTATGCTGGGAAATCCTGTTCCGTGGCAGTTTTGGCAGATTAGCGATGCTCGTACTATTACAAAACGTATGCCAAAGGATCCACGCAAGGACATGCAAACTGATTTGCATAACGCACTTGCAGATGCTTATTTCCAAGCCAAGAGTGTACAAATCATTTTTAAACACCACGGATGGACAAAATAAATGACAATGAATCCCACACCAAGAAAAGTTGATAATGAATCCCAACAGTTAATTGATGAATATCTTAAAAACGGGGGTACTGTTACTGTAAAACAGCCCGGGGCTGTTACCGAAGATATCCAATACACCGGAGGATTTTATCAAAGACGCAAGAAAAAAGCAGAAGAAGGTGGCACCAATGGTTGAAGTAGATCTTGAACAGATAGGCTTTAACATGGATCACAAGGTAAAAGCCATTGAGTGGCTGTATTGTCGATACGGATCCATCAACGAAGGGCTATGGCGACTCAAGGGCTTGAGATATGTTTTATTCAA